CATCCATTCGTGACGTACCAGCAGGTCGGCGGCGTGCCGTCGAACACGCTGTGTGGCAACACCGACAAGCAGAACGCGAGGATCCAGTTCACGGTCTGGGCCGATACGCGGCCGCAGTCGAACACCCTCATGCGGCAGGCAGAAAAGCTGCTGACCGATCCACCGATTCGTGGCGTATCGCAGGGCGGCCTTGCCGCGATCTTCGACGCTCCGACAAAAGCCTACGGCGCGCGCCAAGACCTGAGCTTCTGGACCGCCGACTGAATTTCTCCGCCCGCGTTTGGGCATCTCCAACGAGCCACCTTCGGGTGGCTTCTTCTTGTCCAAAGAAAGGCCAACCATGCCCTCCGAAGTCCTCTTGGTGCAAGGCACCTCCATCCGCATCTCCGAGACCACCGTCGCCGTGCTCAACCCAACGCCGCTGCTGGCGTTCGCGTCGCTCGACTGCATCGCGCGCGAGATCCAGTACCAGGGCGGCACGACCCCGGAAATCGATACCACCACGCTGTGCTCGACCGCCAAGGAGTTCCGCCTTGGGCTGGAAGACAGCGGCACCATGACCGTCACCGGCCACTGGAAGCAGGGCAACCCCGCGCACGCGGTGATCCGCACGGCGTCGCGCGACAAGCAGCCGCGCCTGATCGAGGTGACCTTCGAGGATGGCTCGATCTTCCGGGCGCTGGCGCTGGTGTCGCAGCGCTCCTGGTCGGCGGCCGTCGATGGCGTGGTCAGCGCGACCTACAACTTCCGGCTCACCGGCGAGACCGAGGAAGTCGATCCGTCTGGCGCGTGATCGACCTGACCATCGTTGCGACGGCCGAGCATCAGACCCAGTGCGGGCTGGCCGTGGCCGAAGGCATCCGCGCCGTCGGCGGCACCGCGCGCCTGCAGCGCACGGACGCTTGCTCGACGCTGCACGTGTGCACTTGGGGCTGGCGGCAGGGCAAGCGGCTGCGCGATGCTGGCCACGAGGTGCTGGTGATGGAGCGCGCGTACCTGGGCGACCGCTTCGCCTGGTACTCGCTGGGCTGGAACGGCCTGAACGGCCGAGCCCGGTTTCCCGAATGGCCGGCCGACGGCGGCGCGCGCTTCCGTGAGCACTTCGGCCACCTCATGCGGCCGTGGCGCCGAGATGGCGGCTATGTGCTGCTGGTCGGACAGGTGCCCGGCGATGCGAGCCTCCAGGGGCGTGACCTGTCGAGCTGGTACAGCGAAGCCGCGCTGAAGGCGCAGATCGGCTACGAGGCTGACGTGCTGTTCCGGCCGCACCCGGCCGCCGTCAAGCGGGGAATCATCCACCGCCCCAACTACACAAGGCCGTCGACTGGGTCCCTTTCTGAGGCGCTCGACGGCGCGCTGGCATGCATCACGTTCAACAGCAATACAGGCGTCGAGGCGGTGCTGGCCGGCGTGCCGACTGTCGCCGTCGATCCCGGCGCCATGGCTTGGGACGTGGCCGCGCACCGGGTCGGTGACCTCCATCGGCCGGCGCGCGAAGCGTGGGCACATCGTCTCGCATGGCGCCAGTGGCGCCTCGAGGAAATCTCAACCGGCAAACCATTCGAAGGGCTCAATGCTTAAAACCTTCTCTGGCCGCCGCGCCAGCCAAGACGAATCCGAACTGCGCGCCTTCATCGCGCTGCTGCAGGCCGAGGGTGTCACCCGCTACGCCGAGATCGGTGCACGCGAGGGCGACACCTTTCACGAGGTGATGACCAGTCTGCCAGCCGGCGCCGTCGGGCTTGCGTGCGATCTGCCTGGCGGCATGTGGGGGAAGTCCACGACCGGGGAGAAGCTGCAAGCGGGTGTCCACGACATCGAGCGCCGAGGCTACCGGGTCAGCACGCTGCTCGGGGACAGCACTCACCCTGACGTTGTTGCCGCGGTCGCAGCCCTCGGCCCATTCGACGCCATCCTGATCGACGGCGACCACACCTACGCCGGCGTGAAGGCCGACTGGGAGAACTACCGCAGCCTCACGCCCATCGTCGCCTTCCACGACATCGTCGGAGCCGGCCAAGCCGAACGTGTGCACGGCCGCCTGGTTGAGGTACCGCAGCTCTGGGCCGAGATCAAGGCCGAGGGCTATCGCACCACCGAATTCATCGCGCCGGGCTCACTCATGGGCATCGGCATCGTCTTCACCCGTTCACTTCCCAAAGGACTCCCATGAACTTTGACATTCAGGCTCTCGAATCGACCACCCAGCTGACCCATGACGTGATCGTGGGGCATCTTGCCGACACCACCGGCGCGGACGGCAAGGTCGAGCCGGGTGCCAAGGTCGGATTCGTCGTCGTCGGCCCGGCCAGCCCCGAGTACTCCGCGGCCGACCGCCGGATCCAGATGCTCAACATCCAGGATGCCAACAAGCGGAAGACGAGTGCCGACCTGACCACGGAAGCAGGTGCCGGCGCCGTCGTGGATGGCGGAAGCGTGCGGCAGATGATCATCATCCAGGCGTGCACCGTGGGATGGTTCGGCTTTACCGACGGCGGACAGCCGTTCGAGTTCAGTGCTGAGAACCTGGCCCGCATGCTGAAGGCGCGTCCGAACTGGGTCGGCCGCCTGCTGGGTGCGATCGAGAACGAAGCAAATTTCGCCGGGGCCTGACGGCGGCCCTGCTTGAGTACGCCCGCGCGCAATTCACGCTGTCCAAGCCCGACAAGAAAACGGGCAAGACCCGACTCAAGCTTCTGATCGAGATTCGGGACCAGACGGGCGTGGTCGCGCCCGAGCTGACCAACATGCCGCCGTTGCCTGCCGAGACCGCGCACCTGTGGAACTGGTTCCTTGACCTCAACAGCACGCGCACGGCGGGATTCACGATCAACCCAATCGGCTGGCCAGACCTCGACGCTTACTTCCGGCTGCAGCGCATTCACCCTGACGGCTGGGAAGTGGCAACGCTGCGGGCCCTCGATGACGCGTACCTGTCGATCCAGAACGACGATGCGACCGGCGCCGTTGCTGGCGCCAAGGCCTTGAAGGGCCAGATGACCGGGAAGGCCGCCTTGTAGGCCGCGCCCTTGAACAACCATGGCCCGCCACGCGCGGGCCTTTTCCCATGGAGGAGCCTCGATGTCCGATGTGATCGCCTCCGCCGTACTCGAATACACCGCCGATTCCTCGGGCGTCTCTGCGGCGATGGCCAGCGCGACTCAGGCCGTCAAAGGCTTCGAGAAGGCTGCAACCGGTGCGGGCGCGAGCGCTGGGAACGCGCTGGCCAAGGGCGCGAAGGATGCCAACACCGCATCAACCAGCCTGACGCGAGAACAGGAGCGCCTGATCAACTCGATCGAGCGCTACTCCACGACGATTGGAAAGACTCGCGGCGAGGTGCTGGAGTTTCGCGCCGCGCAAGCGGGCATCACCGACCAGGTGCAGGCGCAGATCGCCGCGATTCGCGCTCAGGAAGCGGCGTTGAAGAGCGGTGGCGCCCAGTTCAACAAGTATGGTGTCACCGCTGGGCAGACGGCCGCGGCGCTGCGCGGCGTGCCCGCGCAGCTCACAGACATCGTTGTCGGGCTGCAGGGCGGCCAAGCGCCGCTGACGGTGCTGCTGCAGCAGGGCGGTCAGCTAAAAGACATGTTCGGGGGGATCGTGCCCGCGGCAAAGGCGCTTGGCGGTGCACTGCTGGGCCTCATCAATCCGTACACCGTCGTGGCGGCGGCCGCGGCCACGCTGGCGGCGGCGTATTTCCAGGGTGCCAAGGAATCGGAGAACTACAACAAGGCGCTGATCCTGACCGGCAACTATCTCGGCATCACAGTCAGCCAGTTGCAGGGCTACGCCACGACCATCTCTCGCACGGTGGGCACCCAGGGCGCCGCAGCGGAGGCGCTGACCTCGCTCGCCAACAGTGGCAAGGTGGCGACCGAGCAGCTGACGGCCGTCGGCACGGCTGTGGTCTACATGAACCGCGTGCTGGGCACGTCGATCGATGACGCGACCCAGAGCTTCACCAAGCTCGCAGACGAGCCGACCAAAGCCTCCGCCAAGCTGAACGAGTCGATGCACTACCTGACCCTCGAGACCTACGAGCGGATCCGTGCGCTGGAGGAGCAGGGCGACAAGGAAGCAGCTACAGCCGCCGCGCAGGGCGCGTTGGCGTCGGAGACGACTGCTCGCCTGTCGAAGATCGAAGCCTCGGCAGGATCGCTCGAGCGCGGCTGGCGGCTCCTCGCGGATGGCGCAAAGGCTGCGTGGGATGCAATGCTGGGCGTCGGGCGCACTCAATCCATCGGTGAGCGGCTCACCGAAGCCCAAGGGAAGCTGAACGAATACCAGACCAGGGTCTCGAACAATCCCGTGTACGGTCGCGCCTTCGGCGCTGCCGGTGAGAAGTTCCAGGCCGACGTCACTGCGCTCAACCGCTCCCTACTCGTGGCGCAAGAGAAAG